CTACTTGGCCGACTGAATTGCAGACCCTACCGCGTTGCTGGCCGCAACCACGTTGGTTTCGACCACCTTGGCGGCGGCTACCGCATCGGCTTCCGTGAGAGTCCCCGCCTGGTAACCTGTGACGGTTGTGGCCAGCGTATTTACTGCGTTATTCGCGTCGGTGACGGCGGTCGTAACCTTGCCGATAGTCTCGGTGTCGTTTTTAAAGACGGCGCCGACCACGGGCAGGGCATTGATGAGACCCTTTTCAAAATTCTGCCAGTAGGTGAGTACTTCACTCCAGTTGACCGATTCAACCGCCGTCACCACCTTGGCCTCTTCGGTTTTGAGCCACGCGCAGCCGGTAAAGCACAGCGCTACGATCACCAGAATTCCGATAAACTTTTTCATCTCATTCTCCTTGTTAGGGGCTTAGGGGATTAGGCTGAAGGGGCTTAGGCAAAACAATCGGTCCGGAAGTCTTGCCTAATAGCCCTCAGCCTTTCAGTTGCTTCAGCCTGCTCTTCTAGCTGTTATCTTCCTCCCACTCCACCTCGTACCCGAACGTCCCCGACCCCAGGCCCGTGATCGTGTTGTAGACCTGGATCACGTCTGCGGTCCCTCGAAGGATCAAAGGCTTGTCGTTGTTGAGACAGAAGTCCCACACAACCGGCATGGCGATATTGGTTGCCGCCGGAGCCATGACGCCCATGTAGCGCGCACCCATGATCGCGTGAGTTGTCCCGTAGGTGGCCGCAGCGGTGTAGTAGTTGATCACCGCCGTGGCCGTAACATCCTTGGTGTCATGGACACCGATTGCGCCCACGTTGGCCGAACCGCTGCCTGAAACAGTCGTCGATCTCATGAGTTCGAGTTCGGTGAAAAACTTCGTGGCGCATTGACCCCACACGACGATCTTCTTCACCCTGACCGTCATCGTCGCGGACCCGACGATTTCCACCAGGACCGCAGCCGCAGTAGAATAAAACGTCTGACCTGCCGCTCCGGAACGATAGGTGTACTTATTACTTTCCTCGGTGACCAACACTCGCCCGGTGTTGTCCGGCACGAACTGGTTGGTCAAAACATTCGATTGAAAATTTACTGCCATCAGAAACCTCCTTTTTAGGGACTTAGGCTGAAGGGGTGAACCCTCACTTGGTTCGGGTTCGCGCTAACACTTGGAGCCCATGTTAAACGCTTCAAGTTAGCGCCCGATCTGCTATGAGGGCGCAGGTAGTTACTCAGTCCTCAGTCCTCAGTCCTCAGTCCTATGTTCTAGCCGCTCGCCTCCATGCCAGATTTGATCCCCTGGGGGCTGGCGCCGAAGTCGGCTATCTTGTCAACGATTTCGTGCGTGGACATCTCATGGTTAACAAAGCCGGTCTTTTTGAAAGCCGTCCTTGCCGCTGCGTCCATCGGCTGCATGTGAGGCCCCGGGATAACCTCGTCTCCAACTTCGACCGTTTCCCCCGGCTCCCATAACCGCTCATGGATGTACGCCCGCTCCAACAGTTTGTACTTCGCCATCGCTCACTCCGTTCGCAGGCTGAAGGGGATTAGGCCGAAGGGGTTTAGGTACTGCCTAAAAGCCTTCAGCCTATCCCTTGCTTCAGCCTCCTAAAGGTACTGGTTGCTGTAGCCGCTCCGGTAACCCAGGCCTGGTCCGAGCGCCGTCTTGTCGATCACGATGAAAGCCGCGATCGCGCCGGCGGTCATGTTCGCGGTGCCCACCACGTAGTTCATTTGGATGAACTTGGGCAGGGCCGATCCTGTTGCCGCACTTGGCGTCATGGGCGGAACCTTGATTCTCAAAAGCTCGGTGCCGGCGGTAAGGGCCGTCAGCGCATAGGCGATGCTCTGCGCCACCGTGACAAAGCTTCCCGGAGATCCGGAACTGTCAGGCGCATACTGCAACTGCACCTGGAGCGTGCTGCTTGAACCGGTGAAAGCGGTCGTCACCATTACGACCAGCTCCAGATCGTCTCCGATGCCGATGTCTCGGCCATATCCGCTCGCGCTCGATGCAAGCTGGCTCGTGTCGAGAATGTTGGCCGAAGAAGTCGAGCCGACTGTGAAAGTGGATCCGGAACTCACCGCGGTCCCGGAAAAAGCGCCGGCCGAAGAGACGGCGCCGTCCAAAAGTAAAAGTCCATCCATTATCATGACAAAATCTCCTTGTAGGGGCTTAGGCTGAAGGGGCTTAGGGGCTTAGGTACTGCCTAAAAGCCTTCAGCCTTTCCCTTGCTAAAGCCTAAGTGAGTGCCGTTTCGGTATTGAGCAATTGATCACACGTCCGGATCGGAATGCCTCTGAACGTGGTCACGGGCTTTCCGTCGAACTCTTCCATCCTCAAGAGCACGTTGCTCTTGTTCACCGCCTGGATGTCCAGCCAGGTCGAAATAGCACGGTTGCAGTAAAACCCGGCCTGCCCCATGGTGAGCTGCGGTTCGCCGTTCTGGCCGCTTGTCTGCACGTTGCCCGCGCGTGCGGGCTGAATCGGCAGCCTGTGAATCGCGCGGATCATGAGGTTTATGAGGTTTGGAGGAGTCCCGCCCGAAAGAGTCGACACGTCGATGTTGCAGATCCGGACCGCATACCGCCAATCCTTCACTACGATGCCTGCATCCCATTTGTAATGGGTCCGCCAGGCGTAGTAGGGGTTGCTGTTCGAATCGTAGACAGGCGTTTTTCCCATGTCTTCCTGCCGGAAGCCCGCTTTCTGGCCCTTGGGGAAAATCCCGTGAACCGACATCGGCCCCCACATGATGAGCCACATCGACGTGCACGTGCTCGATGTTCCGCCGGCGTTAATGACGTTATTGGCGGTCTGGGAGTTCGAAGTCGATATGCTCGGATACCTCGGCGCAAGTCCCATGAAGGCCGCAGGCGTCGAAGTGATGTTGTTATAGAAAATCGTGGCCGCCATCTGCTGATTCATGCCCTCGAGGAAGGCGAGCTCCTCGGAGAGTCTGAAGGCGCGGTCGTTTCCGGCGAGTGCCACCAGGTCAACATCGATGTCCGAATAGGTCTCGAGCATGCCGCAGGACTCGGTGATCTGCGCGGTTGTCGATTTGCCCCTGGGCACGCCTTGATTGAGCAAGCGCCAGTAAGCGGAAGGCAGTCCGGTTCTGATCGTGGTCTTGTGCCCGGTCGGAAGGTTTCCCTCCACCCAGAGCATGTCGTCCAGGATCTCGTTTGTCTGGGAAAGTAGATTGATGATCTGGGCGATTTTGCCGTCGTCGTCAATCCGCTTCGCCCAATCCACCAGTGTCAATGCAACAGGTCCTATAGTCGCCATTAGTCGCTCCTTTTAGTCGCTTCAAAGGACAGGACTGCGTGCTGAGTGCTGAGGACTGAGTAAAACCACTCATATCTGCGGCCTCGCAAAAGATCAGACGCGAACTTGAAGCGTTTTACGCGCTTCCTCAATGTTTACCCGCGAACCCGCAACGCAGTGAGGGTTCAGTCCTGAACAACTCAGTCCTCAGTCCTCAGTCCTGCTTTTCTTCCATCTTGGGGTACATTGCGTTCAGGAAATCCTTACCCTTGTTCACCGGTCCACCGGTCAAACTCCCCGGCTCCTTCAAAAGATTTCCCATCCTCACGAAGAACTTCACCATGGCGGGGTTATTGCCCGCGCCCGTCATGTTTAGAGCGTCCCGCAGAGCCGCGGCTTCGGCATCGTTTTTGACAAACGGATTTGACTCGCCAGGCTGGAACACCAGCGCGGCGGTCTTTACGGAATCCTGGAACTTTGTTCCACCGATTTCCGGGTCCGCTTTCACATCGGCCTGCCACTTGGTCTGCATCTCCGACCACGCCTTGTACGGGGCCTCGGTCAGAGCCTTTATCCTGTCCCCTCCGAAACTGAGCAGCTTCTGGGCTTGCTCCTGAGTAAGGTCCAGCTCTTTTGCCAGCCCCTTGAACTCAGTCGCGCTCGCTTCATCGAGGCTTGTGCCCTCGGGCATTGTGAATTCCGCATATTCCGCCGGCGCTTTGGGCTCCGGTTTCTTCTCCTCTTCACCCTCTTTGGGTTTCTCTTCGCCTTCAGGCGGTTTCTGTTCACCCTCAGGTGGCTTTTGCTCACCCTCGGGAGGTTTCTGCTCGCCTTCAGGAGGTTTCTGATCTCCGCCAACCAGGGAAGGAGGAGGATTTATTCCCGCCGCGAGAGCGGGCGCTGTTCCTGCATTTCCTTCAGCTTCTGGCATGTCTTTCCCTTTCCATCTTTGCTGTGACTAAAAAGTTATACAGGGCCGGGTCTTGCTTTCTTACGGCCTCTAAAATCTGCCGGTCCGGACTTTTCCTGTGTTCGTCGCACTCCTCGCGCACGTCCTTGTTGAAATCCTTCCAGTCCCCGCTGTGGCCGTGGAAGAGATGGCAATTCAAATATCCGCCCTCTTCGCAAAGCGTGATCAGGTTGAAATCTTCGAGTTCAAGCCCCGGATGAACGTGGAAGGGCACGATGTGGTGCACCTGGAGCTTTCCACCGTTTTCTTTTTTAGCTCCGCACCACTGGCACTCCGGCTCTTTTTCCAGGTGTTCCTGCTCAATCTTGTGCCATTTCGGGCTTCGAAGCTTGGCTACCTTGCCCTTGATTACGTCGTGGATATACTTGAGGTGTCTTTGCATTGCCGAATCCCTCTCCGTGCCCTCTGTGCGGCCTCATAAAAGATCGGCCGCGAACTGGAAGCATCCTACGCGCTTCCGCAGTCGTCACCGCGAACCCGAACGTTGTGAGGGTTCCTGTGGTGAAGCTTTTATGCCCAAAGAAAAAGCCCGCCTTCCGCTGTGCACAGAAAACGGGCTTTCTCAATTCGGGCTGCGCCAGCCGGTGGCCGCCGGGACGCAAAGGTTGTCAGGAATTTTCGCTAAATTTTATCTGTGTCTATCCGTGAACCCTCACTTTGTTGCGGGTTCGCGCTATCCGAACGAACCCTTGTCTGATGTTTCAAGTTCGCGCCCGATCTTTTAGGAGGGCGCATCCGTGTCTGCTTTTGCCTTCTCCTCCTGTTGCGCTTCCACCACCATCTTCATGTAAAGCTCCGGACTCAACCTCGTGATCTCCGCCATCAAATGATTGCCAATGTCCCGCCTGCCTTCATTGAAGGCCATGATCAGGGCATCGGTTGAAAATGAAAGCCGAAACGCCCCGCAGCGAGTAAGCAAACCCCACATCCACATGCGCCCTTCCGGCTCGCCCATGAGCTTTCTAAGAGCCGCTTTCTTTTGCAGATCGCGGGTCTTTTGGCTTTTCTGCCTTTTATTGACCTGCGCCGCATCGCCGGCGTTATATTCTTCCTGCTTTTCGCTCATCAGCTTTTTACTCAGTCCTCAGTCCTGAACAACTCAGTCCTCAGTAGTGTCCGTGCCCCTGAAAGAGTTGATGCCAAAAATCGCGCCAATGGCTTTGCGTTGGATACACGGTCTTTCCAAAAGACCCCCCTGCAACCGCGCCGCCCTTCATGCTCCACTTCATACAGGCAACTTTCGTGAAATGCCCTCCGGCCACCGCTCCGCCCGACATGGAGACTCTGTACAACTGCACATTCGTCCCGCTTTCCGTGAACGATCCGCCCACAACCGCGCCGCCTTGCATAGAAACAGTATACGTAGTTCCACTCTGCGAATGCGTCGTCATCCCGAAAGAACCCCCCGCGACGGCGCCGCCGGACATACTGACGGTGTAGTTGACCTCCCCGTAATAAAACGTGGTGACACTGGCAGCCGGGAGCGTATAGGAAAATGAATTCGAAGATACCGTTACGGGCGTTTGAGGAGCAAGGGATTGGGTCGCAGACGTAACATAGGGAGTTACGCTTGCCGCGCTGAGCCCCCCGGATAGTGAAAAGGTTGTGCCGGCCGCAGAACCCGAGTTCACCGCCACAATCGCGAAATCGCCTCCGGAGGATTTGAACGCGCTTACCGCTTGGCTGCCCGTTCCTCCGGTAACATCTATCCGGGTCCAGCCCGGGCGCACGAACTTGCTCCAGTTTCCCGTTGCATAGGCCCGTAATGGAATGTTTCCGTTTATGTCGGTTAAAGCCGCATTGTCGGTCCCGTTGCCGTTCCCCACCATATCAGTCAGAAACCACCAGACATAAGCGTTGACGTTGGCAACCGCGAGGTAATTGTGAATGATTTGCGCGCAGGTAAGCGCATCGCTCATGCTGCCGTTGTAGCTGCTCGATCCGCTCTGGTTGGAATCCTCGGTCACCCAGACGTGCTTGCCGTAATTAGTGGCGGAAACGATATCGCCATCCCCGGAATAACCGTGTTGCGCCATGATCCCCACATCGGGCGAAACCGATCCGTCGTTCATCGTTGTCGCGGCAAATCCGTCATAGGTGCTCGACCATGACGAGTTTTCCGGAAACATGATCTCAGGAGTGTAGCCCGAAGATGCGATCGCCGAATAAAGATAGGGGATGAAGTCATGAAACTGCTGTGCCGTCCAGGTTGCCGAAGGGTAGCCCTCTGACGCATCCGGCTCGTTTTGCGGGCTGATCGCAGTGATCGTGATGCCGTATCCCGCCATGAACGCCGGATAGGACGCCAAATCCGCCGCATAGTTGGTATAGTTGGTGGAGTTCCCGATGAAGCTTCCGCCATTGTAAAACGACCCGTTGGCCTTCATGGAACCTGGAGGGCTCCAACTCGACGCAAAGATCGTCGTCACACCGCGCGCGGCGGCTTGTTGAGCCACCAGCGGCTCTCCCGTCATAGCTGTTGCACCCGAGGCGACCGTGATGCACTCACTCGCGGGCTGGCTTTCACTCGTCCTCCACGCCTGGCAGGAAGCAAGATCGGGCATGATCTGCGTGCGAAGGATAGAAAGTCCTATGCCCGAACCCGTAAAGAAAAAATCGGCCAACTGAGTTGTAAGAGGAGACACAAAATCGGCACAGGACGCGCCGAACCCGTCAATCGTCTGGTGCGTCACCCCTGCATTTATGGTCCATCCGACCGATGTTGCCGCCTCGGTGAAACTCCCCCCCGCAACCGCGCCTGCCATCTTTACAACATGGCCGGCAACCTTGGTAAAACTTCCACCGGCAACGGCCCCGCCGGACATGGACGTCGTGTAGTTCTGGGTCCCGTGATTCTCTACTACTGTGAAGCTTCCGCCCGCAACCGCCCCGCCCGCCATTGAAACGACGTGGCCGGCCTTCTTGGTAAAGCTCCCTCCCGCGACCGCCCCGCCACTCATCGAAGTGGTATATTGCTGGGTGCTGGCCGCTGGCTTGAACGCCGCTGCAAAAGTTACGAAGTTGGGACCCCCGGCCTCGGTTAAATCGAAGGTGCCGGATATGCTTCCATGAGTAGCTTGAACAAGATACTCGTCTGCAACCCAGTTTCCCGGTGTAAGCTGACTTCCAGCAAGCGTTGCCGCCGAAAAATTGGTCCCGTGGCTTAAAGCGGAATTATCGCCGTTGTGCTGGAGACAAACCGTGACCGCGTAAATGAGGTCTCCGTCTATGGAAGTCGAAATCGAAGTCGAAGACAGAGCATCCGTTCCACCCGAAGCACCACCTTGATACTGTTGAGCGCTGCTGTCCCCGGGACTCGAGGTGGCACAACCGGAAAACTCCCCGATTATGACTATAATGCCGCTGTTACTGGCCCCGTAAGAAATGTTGATAGTCTCCGAAACAGCTCCCTTGGTATTGACGAGAGCATAAAGGACCGCCCCCTCCGCCGCACCGCCGCCCAGGTAATAGCTTTGAACAGCGCTTCCGAAGGAGCCGTTCTGCGTGCCCGAAACCGTCGGGACGGTCCCGGCCCCCGCATCACCCCATACAACGACTACGGTCAAAAGGCTGTTGGGGGTCAGGGTAGACGTGTACGCAAGAGAGGTAACCGTCCCGGCCGAACTGTTTGAGGTACCCTGCAGGCGTGCGGGCGCAGCTCCACACACGCAGGGATAAAGCAAAACGCCCAACAGGGCTATGATGACCGCCAGTTTTTTCAACTCAGTCCTCAGTCCTTTTGCTTCACTCAGTCCTGACTTCCTAACTCGCCGGCGTTCCCCAGCTCAACTGAATGATCGGGGTCAACACTATGTTGTCCCCGTTGTTCGCGGGCGTAAAGCTTTGCCCGAAGGTCTCCGCCGTTACCACGTCGGGGCAGCCCGAACCCGCGCCGCTGCCCGTGCAGCACGCCGAAGGAACACCCGCCGCCGTGCAGCCACCGGCCGCCTGGGCGTTGGTGACGTAATAGCCGTACACCGTCCCGTTCGTGGTGAGCGCCCCCGTGAACGTAATGGTTTGTGCCGCATATGCGGCCTGGTAAATGGAACTCGACTGGCTTACGGTCCAGGACCCATTTGTCAAGGTGACCGATGAATAGCCGCCCCCGGTGCACTCTGTAAAAGATGCCGGGGTCACTGAATCGGTAACGCTCGTAGACGTGCAGAACAAATGAACGGTAAGAGTCTTGCTCGCAGGAAAACTGTTGTTGAAGTACGCCGACAACATATCGGCGGCCCCGTTGTTGTTGAATTTCATCGCTGCTTCATCTGCGACCATAAAGCAAAAGAAAGCGGCAACAAAAGCCAAACACACGAATAATTTTTTGAAACTGGCCATCCTAGCCTCCCCTGTAGATCCGGAGCCGCCATCCCTGGCGTAAGACTCCTCGAAAGTTGTTGATTGTGCCTTCTAATTCACCTTATAGGTAAACGGTTTCCCATCGTTTAACGGCGTTGTGGTAAGTGAAACAAGCCAGTTCCTGTACCGCAAGTAATAGCTGCCGATCTTGAGACCGCCCTTGTGCCAGCCCAAATTGTTCAAACACTCTTGGGCTTGTTCATCTTCACCCGCAAAGAGCTTGCACTGTTTGCATAGTTGCTCGAAATCCCCAGCCTCTCTGAAATGTACAGTAGGCGTGAACTGATAAGGATTCGTCGATACGGCAAACAATCCGGCGAATAATAGGACCATCGCAAGAAACGCTAAAAGGATCGCTCGTCTCATTCTAAAGCCCCTCCATGTTTGTCTAACTGTAGAAAGCCAGCGTAATGACACAGGGTCCACCTGGAATAAGGCCGATGGATGTTGCGCCGTTCAGTTGCCGTACAAGCGGGTTGAGCTCGGGAATGGTCCCGGCCCCTGCAGCCTCAGTCGCCGTCACGGTCGGGACTGCAATGGTAGTCCCGTTGCTTGTCGCATTGAGCAGCATGTAAAAATCCGTGTTGGCCGAAGCCTCGAAGAGCACGAAATTTGCCCCGCTCGGCACGGTCACGTATTGCGCGGTGCTTGAGGCAAAAACGTTAACGTAGATCGTGTCGCTCTGCTGCATGGCGGCAACGATCATGTTTCCCATCGCGTCGATTCCCTGCTGAAGCCTTATCATTGTCGCTCCTTCAATTAGGTCATTAGGCTGAAGGGGCTTAGGGGTTTAGGCAGTACCTAAATGCCTTCAGCCTGTCTTTTGCTAGCCGCTTCCGGCTCCAATCATCTTCTGCAGCGCGCTCTGCCCGCCTCCCACGTCTGTCTCGCTCAAAGTCTTCGCCCCCTGAACCCCCGCCATGGAAAGTTGCGCCGCCTGCTGCATCTGGGCTTGCTGCAGCCTCTGCTTCCTTAAAGCGTCCCGCTTCTGTTGCGCCACGATCAACTTCTGGGTCACTCCAATGAGGTCCGCGTACTCTCTCACCGTCTCGTCCATATCGATATTATCGAGGACCTCGGGTTTTGCGGCGGCAAGATTTCCAACAAACGCCACCAGGCGCTCGATACCCGTGGTTGCCGTGCTCTTCTGCGCATCGGCAAGGGTCGATATGGTTTCGATCTCTAACGCCCTGTTTCGTATTTCCGGAGGCGCTGGAGGGATAAGCCCGGCCCGGGCCATCATGGCAAACACGCGGTCTATGAAAGGATTTATGAGCTCGAACTGGCTGCGCTCCAAAAACGGCCCGAGCATCAGCATCTTCTCTTCTTTTCGCGCTATGATCTCGGTTGCGGTCCGCACGTTATCGAGCTGGCTGATCATAAGGAAAAGGTCCGCGAAGAAGGCGGAGTTGATCCTCTGCTCTGCCTTCGCTATCTTTTCCTCGATGCCGGCAATATTGGGAGGTACCTCATAGGCCGGCTTAAATCCGCTTTGAGGCCCCATGTTGGTGACATACGTGACCCCGCCAGGTAGCAAAGAAGCCGGCTCGTTTTTCATCTCGATGCCGGCAACCATCGGCGGGTTGACAACTTTGTCAATTGCCTGGGCGCATCTCTTCTCCATCTGCTGGAGCATCTTGGAGCTTGCCAGGGCTTCCATGCCCGGACTTCGGCCGTAGGAATCGTTTCCGATCACATGCCACCTGGGCGCGCAAAACGGCAGCTCGTGATACCCCTTGAGCTCGAGCACCAGAGTTTGGCTCTGCCCCCATTCCCAGATAACCGACCGGTATTTGCGGCCCTTGAGGCCCGGTATCTGAGGCGCCCGGTCGTCGTTTGGCTCGATTGCCTGGGCGATGTTTACTTCTTTATCGAGCTGGCCTGATTTATAAAGACTCTTGACCGTGGGACTGCAAGCCTCATATCCAAATCTTTCCACAATCTGTCCGGTTGCGAGTACGTACTCCCGATAGAGAGTATCGATCTGATTACGGCCGCTTGACGCGAGATAGTATTCGCCCGCCGTGAGCGTCTGACACCTGATGACGTCTTCATAGTCCTCCTCGATGAGAGTACAGCCCGTCCCAAAGCACCCCAGTTCCTCATAGATGACATGCAGCGCGTTATAAGCGTTGCTCTGGCTTAGGACCGTCAGGATCCGCTTGGTCACCTCGTCAAGCCAAAGGCGTACAGGAGTATTGTCAGATACATCCATATCGCGAATAGAGAGCCGAAACCAGGGCCTCGCGGGTGACGTAAGTCCGGCCATAAGGCCGGCCGCCAATGTTCTAAGCGCAAAAATCGGAGTCTCATTTATAATCCTCGATCCAACTGGATCGCCCCGGGTTGCCTGGTTGGGCGTCATGAGATACCGGCCGCGCCTTGGCAGAATGAAATCGGACAGTTGCCTCCAGTGCTGCCAGTAGCTCCAGCGGTCAACCCGCATGCCAACTAAGCGCCGGTCGACGTAGCGCCGAAGGTCCGAGATCTGCGGGACCTTATGAAGTTGTGATACCAGGGGAAACGTTTCGCTCATTTATTAGATATTCCCGCCCATGTTATGTAACATTGCTCTTTCTTCCTGCTCCCCGCTTCCCGCTCCTCGCTTCATCCCCCTAACAGCGTCTTCCCTGACCCCGTCGTATTCGCCGGCGTCTGCAGCCCTTGCGGACCCGTCAGTATCGTCTGGCTTGCCCCGTACGCGGCGGCAGCCAGGTTCTTTTGATTTTGCCCCGCAGCCTGCACGCCCGAGTCAGGTAAACTCGGCGGAGGCGCTGGAGCTGGCGGAGGCGGTGGAACTGAAGGGGCTGAACCAAAGCACATGGCTTAAAACCTCCACTTAAGCGACTTTTCGATTTAGGAATTAGAAAATTTAGGGAGTTAATCCCTCAATGCCTCAATTCCGCAAAGCTTCCTCAATTTGTTTTAATGGCAACAGCATACCACGCCGGAATTTGGCCCTGCAAAACGGCATCTAGAAGCGGCAACCAGAAGCGGCAATAGAAACGGCAATAGAAGCGGCAAAATACAGGAAAGGAAAGAATTTTTTGCGGGCGGTGGGACCGTTGTCGGGATTGCCGCATGGGATCGCCCCCGGATCACAGTCTGCACCGGGTATCGATGGTCTGTCTCCGCCTCTTCTGTCTCCGCTCCTGAGCTTTGCGCCGATTGCCTCGAATTGCTCAGACTGCCGCGTATCCGGGCCGTTGAACCTTGCAAGCCCCCACTCGCCCCGGGGAAAAGAGTAGAGCACCCATCCATATGGGTCCAAAGAATATCTGGCCAGACCGGGTGCCAGTTGCCTGTGGTCTTTCGAGTTCGGAGTTTACAGCTTAGAGTCCAGGGTTTTCAATTTCGACACTCCCATAAAATGGCAGCGAGGCATGGAAACTGGGACCCGCCTCGCGGGTGGGCGAGTAGACTGACGTGATTGGTGCTGTGCTCGCGGCACAGCAGGGTTCTCGAGGCTTCGCGGCGCGGTTCGCCGGGGCCCCGCCTTGTTTAGTCGTGGTAGTAATGGTCAAGAGGAGGCGGACCATCGAATAGGAATCTTTGGCGCGAAGCCTTTTTTGAGCGTGAGGGTATAGGCACACTCCGGGCACTCCCAGACTCGCCCAATCTCCAAAACCTCCAGTAAATCAAGCTCCATGCCGCAGCGCTCGCACTTCATCTAATCATTCCCCGATTCTTCCATTGTTTCAATTCCACAGTTACCGGCCCCTCTCTCCAAGAATTTCTCACCGCAGCGGAGCAGAGATTAGAATCATCTGGTTTTGGTTTTTCTTGTTCGTTCGGTCGCTTTCCTCTGTGTCCTGTTCTTGTTCGGACCATGTACTGTCTATGTTGTGAAATGGTTTTTGCGCCTCTGCGATGAATTGGTTCATTCGGTTTAATCAGGTTTAAGTAGGATACCACTGAGGGAATTTGCCTTGCAAAACGGCAACCAGAAGCGGCAACCAGAAGCGGAAATAGAAACGGCAAAAATAAGCGAAAAAAAGCACGAGGGGGTGAAGGGAAACGGGAAAAGCGAGGTGTTAATAAATATATTAGAGATTGAAAGGCCGGCCGTGAGAGCAGTAAGTGGAAAGACCGACGCAGAGGAGATGAAAGTTGAAAAACACTACCCTAAAACCTGCCACGGACCAGATCCGGAGATCTTTGCGCTATTAATGAGTAGTTTCTTGAAGTTCTGCTACGAAAAAAAGGGGCGCCCTTTCATGGTTTTGGGTGTCCCACGCGACGGATCTTCTTGCCACGGAACGCTCACAAGGGTCTAA